TGGAGGGTGCCACATGGTGTTTCTGTCCTTGCCGTGGAGCCTGGAACTGTACGAACAGACCGTTGGCCGTCTGCACCGTTCAGGTCAAGCACACGCTGTGTGGGTATACGTCATGATGACCAACAAAACTATTGACGAAAAGATTTGGGGTGCGTTGCATGACAAGCGCGCCGTATCGGATATTGCAATGGAGGAACTGAAGTGAGATTAAATAATTGGAAGACCCAACTCAGGGCTGAGAAGTCTATCAACAAAATATACCAACGCGACTTTAATGCCGCTTGGCGTAAGTTGAACAAGAGCATGAAAACAATCAAACAACTGGAGGACAAAATTGCAACTCACCTGGCGACAATTGAACAAAGAACTTAAGACCTTTGACGAGCAAGAGGTTTTGGACATGCTGACCCATGAGCGAGGCAACGCCAAGCGTGTGGCGGTGTTGGAGCGTCTGCACCAACGCTACACCGTGCTGCGGGCGTCGCGTGAACGTATTGAACTTTTACAGGAGGCTAAACGACCATGAGATATTTTCTTGTTTTACTTTTAAGCGGCTGCGCCGCAGGATCGTCTTGGAACGCCAGTTTGTTAGATGGCGCGCCAAGCGAAACCGCGCAACAAAAGTTGACCTTGGACAAGGACATTCAGGCCCTAAGCCGCAACGAGGTGATATTGGCCGTGCAGGAATGCGAAGTCTCTGGCCTTCGCGCCGTGATGATCATTGCCAAGCGCAAGATCAATAACTACACCGCAGACGTCGTTGTTGACGTGACTTGCGCGCCTAAGTACAGGTACTGATATGACATTCAGAGAAAAAACAATCAAATACGTTAAAGACATACTCAGAGCCAAAACTATTTCCGAGGTGATCTACGCCGAGTTGCAAGAAGCACATTTAAGGAAGTTGGAAGCAGAGACTGCCGCTGAGTATGCAGATGCCGCTATCAAGTACAACAGCAGACGAATTGAACGGCTGAAGCAACGCTTGTTTGAACATGCGGAGGAGGACACATGATTGACCGACTTATTCTTAGCGCAGTCATGGGCATAACTGGATACAACGGCCTGTTCCCAGATCCACCGTTACCCCCGACGTTAAAACAAAAGGCGAAAGAGCGGTCGATCAGTGAAATGTGTGATAGGAAAATCAAAAGCAAGACAGCCAAGGATCTGTGCAAGCGTTGGAAGGAGCAACAGAATGCTTAAGCATATAAGAACATTCTTTGGTAGGACTAAAAACAAAACAAACATTGTTGAGCAGGGGTCAGCGTGGTATTGCACCGAGTGCAATTTGGTATTTTTAACTAAGCAAGCTGGCGACAAGCACAGTTGTGAGTATCGTTTTCAAGACACAATTGTAAGGATGAGAAAAGATGCTGAAACCGAAACGTGAACTGACCAAGAACGGGAGGTCTATCACCGTTAAAGTAACACAGAGCGAGTACGACGAATGGGTAAAACTTGGTAAAGGTAAGTGGTTACGGGCTTTTTTGAAAGATAGTAGATTTGAAAGGAAAGCAAATGCCAGCGTTTGAAACATGGAGCCAAGAGAACTTGGCCAAGTTTGCTGCTGAAGCCTACGCCAAGATGCAAGAGCAGCAAGACCACATTGAACAATTGCAGAATGATTTGAAAGACGCTATCAAAGCATACAGGGAGCTATTGAAATGAATTACACCGACTACGAAACACAACGCGCAATTTTGATTGAATACTTACACGTAATGATTGCGCGGTGCGATTGGCACGGCGTAGCAGACGTGGCTATGGACTTGCGCGAACTTGAGGCCGAAAACAAATGATTGCAACCATATTTGCCTTGGCCATTGGGGCCATCATCGGCGCGGGAACACTGATTATTTTCGTTATGGTGTTGGCACACGTTCAAAGTGAGGACAATCTATCAGATTGGAGAAGTTGCCGCCCCAACGATTCTTTGGATACAGCGACTCCCAGTACGCCCCAAGAGGCGCAAGAACCGCCTTATCCCAAATGATCTTGCCGTCTTTGAAGAAGTTCAAGTCTATGGCGCAGCGTTTCAAGTGGATGCTGTTCATAGTCTTGGAGCGGCCAGTTTTGAAGTAGATCGCTTGCTGTTCGGGCGTACGCGCCAGTTCACCGCCAGTGACTACAAAGCCTTGGTCGGTGGCGTATTGGATCAGTTTGCAGGCATCCAATAGGAATGCAGCTTGTTCTGTGCTTAAGCTCATTTTTTCCTCATATCAGCAAGTTTTTCGATTGTGCGCCCGCCGAAGTAGGCACCCATGATCAGCATGCCCCAGTTGCCCAGCAAGGTGACGTAGGACTCGTTTGCGTTGTATCCATAGGCAGACATCATGGCAAACAAAAAGTAACCTAGAAAGATGGCTATCAGCGACATAGGACGGATGTTCTTGGACAGCCAAGAATCGCTAGACATGTCTGCTTCCCACCGGTCTGTGATGTTATCCGCGTCGTTCTGCGCGGCCTTGGCCAGCAGATCAAGTTCAGCCAATTCCATCTTGGCTTTTTCAATGCCTAGTTCAAGCAAGCGCTCTTCATGCTCAAACTGCAACTGGCGCAACTTGCTGACATCTTCAGGCGTTGGGTTATCGGGGATCTTTACACCCAGCGTGTTCTCAACCACTTCCTTGCCCTTGGCTTGGATGGCGCTGGACAGCAGCGTCAACCCGTTTTGGGCCAAGCTACCGAGGAGGGATGCGACTATCGGAATCATTTCGTTTTTCCTTTTCAATTTCTCTACGTAACTTTTCCATTTTCTCAATCTGTATCTTGGCCTGGTGCTTGGCCTCAAGGACATCCATGTACAGCATTCCGAGAAGCGGGAGCAACATTACGACAAGCAAACAAGCGGCAATCCAACCCATAACTATTTCCCAATCCTGCTTAAGAGGCCGAGGAGCAACCACATATATAGGAGGAATAGGAAAGTCGCCAGCAGATACGCTTGCCTTTCTCTTAGGAGCCGCTCCTTTTCCTTGCGTTGCCATGACTCATCATCTCGCTTTTTCCTTGCTTTGTCCTGCTCTATCTTGATGACATCCCGCATATCAAACACTTTACTGTACAAGGCCCCCATCTCTTTAGGCGCGCCGTACACCATCGCTTCTCTTATCTCCGTCTCCAACAGCGCCATTTGGTCTTGAGCCATCACCCGCTTCAGGGCGGCTTCCATCAGGTTAGCGTCGGGGTCGTAGACATTTTTGCTCTTCTCTTCCTCTTCCCTTATGTGGTCAGCAAGCTGTTCTTGCAGCTTAAAGAATGTCGAAAGCTGGGTAACGATGTCTGCCATGACTTGGGTTTCGTCAACGGCAACGTAGGCCTCCTTCTTTTTCGCCACAGGCTTGGGGCTTGCGTCGGGCGTTGTTCCGAAGAGCTTTGCCCAAAATCCTCTGACTGCTTTGACATCTGATGCAACTTCATCAACAGTTTTCTTAATCTCCATGAAAGACGTCTTTGCGTCTTTATACAGTTTGCATCCTTGTTTGATGGCGGCAACGCAAGCGTTGGCAGCAAAAAGGATGCTGAGGGGATCAATTTACAGCCCCAAGACTTTTTTAATAAGCTCGCCAGCAACGCCTGGCCCAAACAAGACGCACACAATTACCGCGTACAACAAATACTCAATCCGCGTCATGCGCTTGTCGCCATCGACAAATGATCTCTCAATGGCCGCATAGCGTTCAGCGCAGACCGCTTCGTGGACGGCTATCTTGGTGGTGTTGTCTTCGGTCATTTGTATTGGGGCGCCATGCCGCGCATTTCAATTCGCATTGCGTTTTGGTTTTGGTTTTGCTGATTAGCTTGTTGCATGAGTAAAGCATTACGCGCCGCTTCATCGCTAGTTAAACGGGAAGCCAAAGGCGAGTAATTTGGAATCAGATTACGTTGGCCTGCACCAGACAACAAATAATTTCGCATTCCCGCCGACACCATTTCAGGTGCAATTGCGCCTGCCGCGCCACCAATACCCGCGCCCGTAGGGCCACCCATACCAAACCCCACCGCAGCGCCTACGCCGCCACTCAAACTACGGCCCAGCATAGAGCCCGCACTTGGCGTTCCAATTTGGCTAGGTGCCTGCATTACGCGGGGAAACACGTTGGCAAATTCAGCTATGGTTTTAACATCGCCGGACACATATTTGCCCGATTGAATGTCTCTAGCTAATTTTGACGCCATCACCGTTCCAGAGCCTTCTTTGATGGCGTCTTCGATTGTGTGGCTGACTGCCATGCGCTGGCGTGACAAACGGAACTGCTCTAGCAATTTTGCTGCGTCGGGGCGTTGCGTGGCGGTAAGCGCTCGCTCAATCTGATTTTCAAGCGCGTTGGAAATTCCAATCTGTGCTTTGGCTAGATCGTTGTCGCCTTTAAAAAAATTACTCTTGGCCTGTTCACGCAAAGTTTGCGTAACCTTAACCGCGTCTTTGGCGTCAAATTTATCTGCGGTAAATATCTTTACCAAATTAGACACCGTGTCAGGTATAGCCCCCGGAAAAGAACCGCCAGGGCCAGTGTAGGAAGACTCAAGATTAATCAAGTCATCAAGATACGTGTTGTCGGTTTTAATTGGCCCTAAGTTTTTAATTGGCTCGTAGCCTTTTGTGTACTCAGCTTTGCGGATGTCTTTCATTGCATCCGACGTAAGCGGGGCCGTTTCCGAAATTCCTACAGCGCGGCGCGCCAACTTGTCGGTAACAGCTTGGTTTTGCACTGACGCCAATTGTTCCAAATGCGTTTTTCCTGCCATGCGTTCGGACAAAATATTTGCCCCCGTAGGCGACACGCTACCAGGCGTTGCTACATAGCCTTCAGTTTGCCCAGCCCTTAGCGTGGCATCCCGCACAGCGTTCATTTCTTGTTGTTTTGTTAACGCGTTGGGGAAGAATTGTTCTTTTGCGGCCAGCGCGGCTTGCGCGGGCTTAGTGACCACGCTTAATGGATTGGTAGCAACAGCAGCGGTTTTTAGTGCCGAAGACACAGCAGGCGCAACGCGGGTAGTAGCCGCCGCGCCGCCGGTCAGCAATGTGGACAAGTCAGCCGCTGCGCCTACGGGGTCTTCAGCCAACGTGCGTTTTATGCCTTCATACGACCCATAACGATCTTTAAGCATACCGCCTGCCGCATTTGCCATCTCAACGGCGCGCTTTGACGCTTCGGGGTTGGCATCAAATTGGTTAATAAAAGTAACCACTTTTTCGGGCAACACGTTTTGCAACGCACCCGCCGCCACATCGGCAGCGCCTTTTAGGGTTTGCACGGGGCTTGTAACTGCCTCATATAAACCACCCGCAAATCGTTTGGCGCTTGCGGGTATGTTTGAAATTGCTTCGCCAGGGACTTCTGATAACGCATAGCTTTTACGCGTACTAGGAATACCAGACTCAACCGGTTTAGGTTTATATATGGAAGCAGCAAAAGCAATAGCGTCTTGTTCTGTTGCGCCTTCGGGCGCGTCAACTGGAATAACCGAGCCATCAGGAGCATTGACGTTAAAGCGTGGCATGTTATGGCTTTCCTATGCTAAATCCAGGGAACTGTGGATTTGTCACTACATTTTTTGTTGGCGCTGGTTTAACTTCAGGTGGCATTTCAACTTCAAGCGGGATGTTAGTTTTGATGCCTTTGACATCTTTGTTGTGCCGCGTGATAGTGTTACGCGCCGCTCTTTCGTTAATGTCAAGGATTCGGTTAATAGCTTTAGCATCCACCGAAATTTTTCCGCCAGCCATGGCTGTGGCAAACTCTCGGTCAGCATCAGACAAGCCGGTGCCCGCACCAAACTGCTTGATCAGCCTACCTACGTTGCCCGCCATGTTAGCCGCAAACGCTTGTGAGTTAGCCGCAGCGTCTGCAAAACCTGCGTCAATACCTGCGGTCTTAAGTCCTTGATTGAATTTGACCAAGAAGTCTGCACCTGCGCCGGTGATCATTCCCGACTTCATAATGTCGCGGCCAGTCCTAACTGTATCAATGATCGACGCGGCATCTTGCGCGGCAACTTGGCTATCCAAAACGCGTTTTGCTTGGCCTTTACCCAGATCAGTTTCAAAGCCTTTTTCTTGCGCGGGAAGGTTGATTGCGCCTGCCTTTGCAACTTCTTTCTTTTGCGCCAGCACGGCAGGAGGCAATGGCACATCTTCGTAAGTGCCAAGCGTTTTAACCGCGCCAGTAAACGGCGTTGTTTGAACCAATTGCCTTTGACCGCTTTGGTCAATAACCGTTGTAGTTGGCTTCAATTCACTTGCGCTTGCGCCTTGGCTGGCCATAAACGCCGAGCGTTCGCCAACGGGCATAGCCAAAAGTCGGTCAGCACTCGCGGCCATTTGCGCCTTTTCAGCGTCAGTAAACAAGTCGTTAGCCATCAAGTCTTCTTTATACGCCGTAATGTTGGCGTCCGATGGATTCTGACTTGTGTCACGCTGTGCTTGCGCGACAAATTTTCGTCTAGCATCTTGGACTTCAAATTTAGTTTTCTTTTGCGCCAAGGCCGCCGTCTCGGCGTCGCTTAAGGATTTTTCATAAGCTAAACCAGTTTTGCCAAATTTTCTAAGCCCCATTCGCCCTTCAGGCGTAGACAAATCAGTTTTAGCCAAATAATTACGTGTACCTTCTTCTTCCTCACGGGTGCGCTCATACTCTTGCATTTTTAGCGCGTTCATTCGGCTTTCTTGATCAGCCTGCTTAAACTTCATGGCTGTTGTCAACGTGTTTATTGGCGAGAACTGCGCCATGTCAACTTGTACTGGCTTTGCACCAAGGATAATGCTGGGGTCAAGTGGCATTTCTGTTCCTTACTATAAAGGTATGCTAGGTCGGTTTAAATAGCTGTTCAACAACTGATTTTGCTGATACATACCATACAAGTTTAAGCCTTGGCCTATAGCGCCGGTAATTGCGTTTGCTTGACCAATTTGACCAGCAGCCCTTGCGTTAGCCATACCAGTCAGCGCGTTAATTTGACCAGCGCCTTGTTGGCCGTAAATGTTGGTCAAATTGCTTCCATATCCACCGTAAGCACTTTGACGTGCAGCGCCAGACCCAGCGTATGCGTTTGACATGCTACTTCCGTAGTTGCCAAGCGCAGCAGATGTGCCCGCGCCTAAGTTTGCCGCAATATTACCGGTCGCCGCACCATAGTTACTAAGAGCGGCGCTTGTGCCAGCGCCAGCATTTTGAATGGCTTGCGAACCGCCAGCGGCCAAGTTACCCGCAGCGGCGGCTTGACCCGCAGCGGCGGCTTGACCCACCCCTTGCAGTGACTGCAATGCACCTAATTTATTTCCGCGCTCTGTAGTGAAGCGGTTAAATGCGTTGCCGTACTCTTGGGACTGAAAGGCTTTATTAGCCATGAAACGGTTGTACGCGTTGCCGTACTCTTGCGAACCCATAGCCTGCCCGTACTCAGCAGCCGCCTTGAGTGCAGCGCCAGACTGCAATCCACCCCTAGCCGCAGTTGAGCGTTCAATAGCTTTTTGACCTTCTGCCACGCGAAACGCGTAGCCAGGGTCTTTTTCCATTTCTTGAGCGTTGAACTCTTGGAACAGTGTGTTGGGGTCAAACCCTTCAACTTTAAAAGCAGTGGTAGCTGAACCAAAATCTGGCGCGTCTTTGTTGCCGCCCAAGCCCAGCAATTCCAACAAACGGGTTTGACCTGTTTCCCCTGCCTCTTTATATGAGCGTAGATTTTCAACTTGTTTGTTGAACATCTCACGTTGCAAACCAAGCGTCTTGTCAAGCGCGGCTTGCTGTGCAGCTAACTGCTGACTCAACATGTTTTGCGCTACTGCATTTCCAGTATCCGCAGCTTGTTTTTGCGCCGCTAACGTCTGAGTTAACGTGCGGTCTTGGAAAAAAATCTGTTTATCAAGCGCGTCTCTATCGGCGGCAAGTTGCGCTGCCAATGCGTCTTTTTGAGCCGTAATTTGCCTATCCGCAATTCGCTCAGATACCTCGCCTGATTGTGCGGCAGCAGCAGCTTGCGTGTCCGCGGCGCTTGAAGCAGCGTCTGCATTTATTACTGCGCCAACTACTACTGCACCAGCTACCCATCCACTCATAATAGTTCTCCTTGCATCGTAAAGCCAAAATTGACTCTCATTGACGCTCTGTAGTCAACTAACAATTCATCGCCTGCATTGATTTTATGCGAAGCAACGGCAAATATGTTATTTTCAATCAATTCTGGCCGGATGTTACCGTTTGAGGAGTGATTGATGAATCTTCCACCGGGAGTACGCTTTCCGTCAAGTCTACCCGGACAAACAGTCTCGCCAGCTTCAAAGTCTTTTGTTGCAAACAGACCGCGACCCTGAATGCTGGAAGGTTTAATTTCCACAAAAAACCCTTCGGGCATGTCAATCAAGTCTGATTCAATTTGCGCTATCTTGGCTATGTCGGCGTCTGTCATGCCTAACTGGTGCAAAAATAGCCCGTAATCAACTCGCGCTTTTTGAGCGTCTGTTCTGCTATCGGCCAGCCCGCACTCGGGGACAACATACAGCCGGTCTTCAAGAACCGCAAGGTCGGTGCAGTTGTCAGGGTTGTCGTAAACGTCCACCCAGACTACTTCTTCATCAAAAACGCGGCCTGCACGTTGCATCCCCGCGTTGGCTTCAAATTCACATGGCGCGGTAAGAACCTTAACGCCGTCGTCCGTATTTACGGCAATTGTGCCCTTTTCCAGCCGCACACGATAGGGGGTTTTGTGTTCAGCGCCCGTCAACACAACCCATGCAGGAATTGTAATTGCGCGCTCGTACACGCCGGGCAAGAACGTGTGCGTTGTAATGATGTCAGCCTGCGGCATTTTTAGCAGTTCGTTTTGGAGCGCCTTAACCTTTTTGGCCATAGGCAACGCAAAATCAAACCCTTTGCCGTATGTTACTGTGATCATGATGCCATCACCACCCAGTTTGTGCCGTCAGACACAAGCGTAGCCCATGCGCCTACTAACAAAGGAAGAATTGCTGTGCCTGGTGTGGTGCTGCCAAGTGGCACAACGTCGCTAGACGCTGATACTAAAGTTTGAAGTTGCAAGTTTTTAAAAGTTACTACGCGTCCGGACCAAGCTGAAGCTGCTGGAAGTGTGACTGTACAAGTTGAGCCAGACTTGTTGTTAATAACCCATCCTTCGGTGTCAGCAAGTGTAAAGTCAGCCGTCTTGGTGACAACCGTGGGGCGCACCGCCAAGCCTGTGCCGCCGTAAAAAACGGGTAGGACATTAGTAACACGGGTTACAAGATCAAGATTACCTACAGTTTGTGTATCTAAGTTAACATTAGTTATACTTCCCCCAAGAACAAGATCGCCTGATGAAGTAACATTGCCTGTTAAAGTAATCCCGTTAACCGTACCTGTACCACCAACGCGGCTAACTGTAGCCGTAATACCTAAATTTGCACGTGCCTGCGTTGCGTTATTTGCGCCTGTACCACCGTTTTCAATTTGAGCAACACCTTGCGTAGCGCCACCAGTAATTACGTAAATGTTGTTAAAAAAACGAAACCATTCACGCGAAATTAAACCGGTGCGCGCGTCAACCAACTCCACTCGCGGAGCAGGGATTTTGGTAATGTTTGAATCAGACATTCGTTGCGCTCATTTTAAGTTCAGCACCCATAATTGCAATCTTGATTGGGTCAGTGCCTGACACTTCGTAAACGCGGTCGCGCAGCTTTAATGTCATGCCCAACCGCCGCCAAATGACGCGTCGGCCCCATTCGCCTGTTTTACCCATTGACCGCCAGTGTTCGTTACTCCACGTATGGCCGCCATCATCTGACCAACGCAGCATAACTTGTGGGTCAATTGCTGTTGCAGTAGGCAAACCTGTTTCAATAAGAAGCGCGCCTCCTATTGTTGAAGAAGCTTCATCGTAATACATAAAGCTGCCATCTTCTTGAACAATTATGTCGCCAGATTCTGTAAGAAGTGATTGAGGAATCAACGAATCAGGGTTAAAAAATTCCCACGCAAGAACATCGTTTGACTCAGTTAACAATTCGTCATTTGGGTCAGAAATGTCAGTAATTACAATTGTTGTAGTAACACTTGCGTCAATTGCCCCAGTTTCAGCGTCAAGTTGCAACGAATGCTGGGCGGTACGCTTTAGATCGTTTGTGCCTGTAGGAAGCGCCCGCCACGAACGCAACCACTTTTGCACTGCCCCAGCATCTGAAAACACATCTAAATCAAACGCGTAAATGTTGCCAAGTTCATGGTCGCCCACAACAATTTTGTTGTTAAACGCCATTTGGCAATTTGACCGGTGACGGGTAAACGAACCATTGATAAACGCAGCACGTTCATGCCACAGCGAAGTGGCAACGTCAAATACCCAAGTAGTGTTGGCCGAAGGAAAAATCAGCACATAGAAGGAATGGCCGTCTTGCTGGTATGTGTAAGCAATGGCATCTGAAAGGTTTCCATATTGTTGAATTTGCCATTCAACCGCATGTGTAGATACGCGTTGGGCTGTGTAACCGTTGGCGCGGTAAACAATGCCTTTGCCGCGCGCATCAGCGCCTAGCCAAAAAATGCCATTGTCTAGCTTGGCAACAGAGAAAGCCGCAATACAGCCAACTTCGTTAAACGCGCCTTGGACGGGCACTAACGGAAATGGCGATGTACCAGCGTCGTACCAGACTTCAACGGAGTTAGTTCCAAACAGCCAAGCTTCACGGTGGTCAATTAAAATCGACACCAAGCCATCAGGAGAGCCTTCAGCGCTTGCAAAATCAAGCGGGTCAATAGATTGACCATCTAACAATTGCGTGATCCACAACCGCTGGCTATTTGGTTCGTTGAACACAAAGTAGCCGTTTAAATAGCCCACGGTGACAGCACCAGGAAAATCGGGGTCGGTAATTTGCGCGAACGCAAGTGTCAAACTGTTGTAAATGAAACTTGGACCATTGCAGGCGATGAACAATTGGGTGCCGTTGTCGGACATGCTGACAGGGCCAGCCGACCCAGCCACCGTACCGATCAGCGTGGTGTTGAACAAGCTGTCAATTTTGTAGAGCGATTCGCCTGATACAGCGTAGCCGTAACCACCAAACTGCCACAAACCACGAACAGGGCCATCGCCCATGTTGGCTAGTAATTGCAATCCGGGAGCGCGGTTTAAAAACCCTGGTTCTTTACCGCCTTCGGGTACGGTTTCAGGAAACAGGTTGACCATCCGCGCATCGGCAGCATTTACCGACCGCGCAACATAAGTGCCGCCCAGAATCGGTGTTTTCATCAATAGTTACCGGCGTAGATGTTGAAGCGCTGGCGCGTTGCCACAATTGCATAAGGCATCGACATCACATCATCAGGGTTGTTGATGCGTTTCAGATTGCGCTTGCTGGTCATGGCAATACGTTGCACTTGAGGGCTTGGCTCAATGCCGTACTCCGGCGCTATTTCCATTGCCAAGTTGTAAGTGAACGCCCTCAGATAGCCCGGTGGAAACAGCATTTGTGTTGCCAACGTAGCGGGCTGAGTTAATTTTTCAACCGAAATGAAGTGCCATTCCAAGTCCCGAGTGGGGCGAGGATAGACCGTCATTGTGAAATTTGGATAAGTGTTATTTACAAAAATAACTTGCGGATACGTCGAGGTAACAGTCTTGACTGCAATTCCGTCGTATTGCTGTTGATTGATAAATTTGATACCAAACGACACGTTTGTGCCGGGGTCACGGAAGTAGGTAGCGTCATCAAGCAACACTGGGCGCAAACCCACAAAGTTACCTGACGGGCCAAGTGTGCGGGTAATTTCGCCAGCAGGCCAAGTAAATATTTGATCTTGAGTGGAAAACACCGACAACCGTTCGGTGTTCCAAGAATCGATCATCTGATCAAGCGCAGTCAACGCGTCATTTGACATGTCTGCCGAAGGTGTTTCACCTTCAGCCAGTACACCTAGCAAGCGCAATGCTCGGTTGATTTGTTCGCCAGCGGTGTACGTAGCCATGCTTAGATTCCTTCGGTTGCTGCCTTGCGTGTATATTTGCGCTTAACTTCCAGCACGTTTACAGGAGCCGCTTCTTCAGATTCCGAAGGCGTGTCTGGATTGTAACGTGTCCAGCCATTTTTTTCGTCGTACTCAGCTTCAAGTTCCATTGTGGCAACTTTGCATCCGTGGTCAGGGTGGCTAAGATAAATGTTCATATCGAAAAAAAGGGGGTAATTAGCCCCCTTTTGGTTTAAGCAACCGTAAAATTCAAGCGATAAGTCGGGAATGTCACCGTGTTGGCAAGTGTTCCAGACGCAGCAGCCCGAATACGCAAACGATCTCCAGAAGCCACGACTAAGTTAGCAGCCGTGCCGTTAAGGGTTAAAGACCGTGCCGTATTAGCAGCCAATGCAGTGCCACCTGTTGCTTTGGTGGTATTTGCATCTGTAGCAGCCAACAGAGCAGCGGAGCCAGCACCGGCTTGGCCAAGGTTGGTAATTGAAAACGTGATGTAGTTAGTGTCGTTTGCTGTAAGAGCATCTACACCCGAAAAAATTGCGGATGTAATTGTTCCGGCAGTTTG